CTTTGGCCGATCTCATTGTGACCCTGGGTGTCGGTGAAACGGTAGAACACAGGGCGCTGGCTGATTGCATCCAGACAAAAGAATGCTTTGAAATTATGCGCAACCGTGCTGGTGAAATTGGAGGTATCCCCCAAAAAACAAATGCGATTGCCAAGACCATTGTTGCAGAAACAACGGACTTTGACGAGGACAGCCCCATATACGGAAGAACTTTTGCTTTTACAGGTACGCTTGAACGCATGACTCGAAAAGAAGCCATGCAAATGGTTGTTAACGCCGGTGGGAAGTGCACTGATAACGTAGTAGCCAGTACAAACTATTTGGTGCTTGGGAATCAAGATTATTACAAAGGCATCAAAGATGGAAAAAGCAATAAACAAAAGAAAGCAGAGAAGATGCAGCTTAACGGGGCCGATATTATTACAATTTCAGAAAACACATTTTTCGACATGTTGGTATAATAAAAAGTGCCCCCGTCGCCTCTGCAACAAGCGGCGGGGGCACTTTGCGTTTCCGGCAGAGGGGGCGTCTGCCTGTCCGCAAGAAAACCATATCAAAAATGGGTTTGGCAGCGCAATGCCCAAATTAGGGAAATGGGTAGTATACTGCCGGATCAGATTTGAGATTGTGTCTGCCCATATCTTATAAATTTAATACAGGAGGCCGATTTTTTTGACGATCCAAGACTTATGCCGCGAAAAAAGAGCAGCCCTCAACATGACGGCTCAAGACATTGCCGACGCATCTAATGTGCCCCTGTCCACAATCAACAACTTCTTTGCCAACGCTTCTAAATCACCGTCTATTAACACTGTGGGGCCAATTTGCGCTGTTTTAGGCATTTCCTTAGATGAATTTTTCGGTATAGGGGATCACTATACGGCAACAGAAGAAACCCTCCAGGCGGAGAAAGTCGGCCTCGAAAAGCATTTGTCCAGCAAACGGCAGATTATTACGATGATGGAGCAGGGCGTGAAAACCCGGAACCGGATCATTGCCGCTCTGCTGGTGCTCCTGTGTCTGGTTGCCATGTACGCGCTGTATCTGGACTTCCACTGCGTCCAGATCGGCTTCTGGCGGGGGTAACCCATGGCACGATACCCGAAATATTACGTCCGGCCTGACGGCCTCCACGAGACCATCCTCCGGATTAACGGCAAGCGTAAGGCATTCCGGGGGAAGACCGACAAAGAGGTCTGGGAGAAGGTCAAGGCCTTCGACCGGGAGGCAGACCGCATCGAAACGGAAAAAGCCGCCGTATTTGAGAAAATCGCGGACGCATGGTGGGCGGAGATCGAACCGACCTTGGAACATAACACCCAAAAAAGCTACCGCCCGGCGCTGGCCCGGGCCAAGAAGGAATTTGCCGGACGGACACCCGGCGAGATCACCGCGAAGGAGATCGACCAGTATATCAAGGACTTCTCCGCCACCCGCGCCCGGAAAACCGTGGTGACCCAGTTGCAGATCATCCGCCAGATCTTCCGAAAGGCCGAAGTGGACGGCGTTATAAGCTACAACCCGGCCAGCGCCGTGAAGCCGCCCCGAAACCTGACGCAGACCCACCGGGACGCGCCCCCTCCGGAGCAGATCGAACTCATAAAAAAAAGCGCAGGCCTCCCCTTCGGCTTGTTCGCCTTCCTCGTTTACTATACCGGCTGCCGCCGGGGTGAGGCGCTGGCCCTCACCGGCGCTGACATTGATCGAAAGAAAAATCTTGTGCACATCAAAAAATCCGTGTATCATGTAGGCAACTCACCCCACATTAAGCAGCCGAAGTCTGACGCCGGATGCCGGGACGTTCCGCTTCTCCCGGCGCTGGCCAAGCTGCTCCCGAAAAAGCTGGGGAAAGGCTACCTGTTCGCGGAGCCGGACGGCGGCCTCCTGACAAACGATCACTTCACCTCGCTGTACGATGCCTACCGGGATGCCAGCGGCGTCACCGTCACGGCGCACCAGATCCGGCACGGCTACGCCACCGCTCTGCTGGAAAGCGGCGTGGATCCCAAGACGGCGCAGGTGCTCCTTGGCCACGCCCAGCTGTCCACCACCATGGACATCTACACCCACGTCCGGGACGGCCAGCTGAAGGCCGCTGCGGAAAAGATGGAAAAGGGCTTCTGAACACATATTTTTCGCCTGAACACACTTTTGAACACAGAAACCCGCAGACCGTTGAAAACAGCCGGAAAGAATAGGGTTCAAATCCCTCCTTCCGCGCCAAATGAAAAACCGTTGGAATTGCTTGCAATGCTTGCAATTCCAACGGTTTTTGCTGTTTTTAACTATCCGTTAGAACCAGATAGAAACGGATATAAGGGGATGTGTGAACACAGTCCCGAACACAGTCGGCCCTACTCCTTCGCCTTGACAATGCCGTGGTAGTAGGCCGCCAGTTTTTCCTTGGGGCCGGGGCCATCCTTGTCAAAGAGGAACGCCTGGGCCAGCTCCGCGAAGAACTCCGCCGTGCTGACACCGTAGTGGATGGCCACGCTGCCGTAGTCGGAGTACATCATGTTCATCGCGATCCACCAGCACCACGGGGTGATATGGTCCCAAGATAGGCCCATGCTCTCCGCCAGGGCCGTGGTCTGATCCATGGGCCAGTGCGGGCCGGTGGTGCCGTCCTCGTTTTCCATGCGGGCTGCCCACGCTTCCGCGTCGGCCCGGTCAAAGTCTTCATGGCTGCCGCCGATAGACTTGGCAGCCGCGTCCACCATGGTCCAGCACTCCAGCATCCCACGGACGCCGCTGGCAGAGCGGTCACCGGGCGGCATCCGCATATACTCCAGGATCCCCTGCTCCAGTTTGTCCTTGTACTGGAGCAGGGCCTCTTTTGTCATCGCACCCATGAGCTACCCCCTTAGATCCGCTGGACCCGCAGGGCCACGTTGTTGACAGTGGCGGCGGCTCCGGTCAGCACCAGAGACAGAGCGGAGCCGGAAGCGCAGCAGGGCTGGCGCACCAGCGCCGGGAAGCTCAGCACGGTGGGAGCACCGGCAGCAGCGGCAGCGGAGGCGGTGGCTCCGGGGATGGGGACGCCGTCCTTGACCAGCGTCACGGTGACAGTTCCGGCAGCCGTGGGGGCCACGGTGACGGACACGTCCACGTCATAGTAGCCGGCATTGGTGATATTGACCGCGTTTCCGTTGAGGTTGGCGTCGCAGCCGTACCGGCGGATGATGCTGCCCAGCGGGAGAATCCCGTCAACGGGGATCGCCGTAGGGGTCTGCATGGCGGTATAAAGTGCAGATTTACAACTCATAGTATTTCTCCTTTCAGAATAAATGGGCGGGGCACCGGCCCCGCCCGTCACCCGGCCAGAAGGGCCTGAACTGTTTCCGCTGTGGAAAAAGTTGCTCAGATGTTGCCGCCGCAGCCGTTGTTGCAGCCGCAGAAGGGAGAGGGGCCGGCGTTGTAGGTGTAGCCGGTGGGATACCGCACTACGCCGCACAGCTGCTCACGCATGTAGAGCTGGTTGTTGGCCTGCTCCAGCTGCGCAATCCGGGTCTCCAGCTGGCTCTTTTCCAGAGCCGCGAACTTGGCGTCAATGTTGGCGTTAATGCCGTCCAGCGCCCGCTGGGTGGTGCAGCAGCACTCCGCCATCTGAGCCTGGATGCCGTTGGTGCTCTGCATGATGGCCATGTTGGTGCCGTTCTGGGCCAAGGCCATCTCCTTGCCCAGACCGCCGATGCTGCCCTGCATCTCGTAGCCGAGATTGCAGATGCCGTTGCCAATGTTGGTCAGGCGGTCATCGATCCGGCCAAAGTGCTGGCCGAACAGGATATCCTGCTGGCTGGCCGCCGTGGCGTACTGGCCGAACTCACCCTGCCGGGCGCCGAAGCCGAAGCCGCCGCCACCGCTCATGAGAACGAACAGGAACAGGATGATGATCCACCAGGCGCCGCTGGTGCCTGCGCCGTCATTGTCACGGGTGACGGCCGCGAGATCGCTCAGAGAATAGTTATCCATATCTGATCTCCTTTCGAAATTTAAAACAAGCCGTTGCGCACCGGCCTATTTACTGAGAAATGCCAGGAATTCCTTGGCCTGCTGCTGAAGCTGCTGGAACTGATCCTGAGACATGGTGCCGTCCGCCAGCAGCTTTTCAACCTGTTGCTGCGCCCGCTGTGGCGTCATGTTGGCCGCGAACTTCCGGAACTCCGCCATCATGGCGATGGGATTATTCGGCCTTCTGCTTCCGCTTCCCCGGAGCATCTGCATCATCGGGTTTGCCATTCAGCATCTCCTCCAATCTTTTCACACGGTTTTCCAGTCCGGCCACGTCCACCGGGGCCGCTGCCTGATACGGCGTCACCGTGTAGGGTGTCACCGTGGCGTAGCCTGCCCCGTCCGTCTGCTTGAGCCACACGATGGGGTCATTCTCGTCCATCAGCAGGATGGAGCTGTTGGGGGCCATCCGGAAGGCGTCAGCGCCGTTCCGGCCGTTGACCCGGGTAACTTCCCCCCAAACGCCTGGAGCGCTCCTGCGGCGCCCTGCGGGGCCGCAGAGGGGTATCCGTAGGGGCTTCCGTACCCCTGATAGGGATTCGCAAAATAATTCATAGCGCACCTCCTTTTTTCCTACCCTCATGATACAAAAAATCCGGACAGCCAAACTGCCCGGAAACTGCCTGTATTCTGCCCTCAAACTGCCCTAAAAATATTTTGAGAAATTGGGTTTAACCTATTGACAATAGGTTAAACCTATGGTATATTATAGGTACAGTAAAGGAAAGGGGTACGCGAAAATGTGGAAGGAAGGCAGCATCAAGGTCAACGGCGAGAGTTTTCACTACTGGATGAAGCAATACGATGAAGGTTCTAAATGGGGAATTAATGGAGGTCGCATTTCCAAACTGATGCTCAAGCGAAACGGCGAAATTGTTTGCAACTATGACAGAGGTTGGGACATAGAACCCGCCGACGAGAACACCCGTATTGCCACGGAGCATCTGATCCGCAGCGACAAAGGAGAATAAAAATGAAAACGATCTATATCAAAGAAATCGGATTCGACGAGTTCTATAAGGTTAGCTATTCCATCCGGAAATCAAACAAGGGCTACCGCATCGCCCACCCGGAGGAAGTCACCGAAATTTCACGGAGTGACTACTACAAAGCCCCCGCCTCCGCGCGGACGTCTTACCGGTGTTTCCAGCGTGACCGCGATGTTTCTGAAATCGGGGCTGCCTGGTTTCTTGACCTGCTGGAAGCGCAGGAGGGCTAAGCAATGCCGGATAGCGAAGCGAAACGCCAGTGGATGGCACAAAACACCACCTTTATCGGGCTGAAGCTGAACAACAACACCGATACCGATATCCTCGCCGCGCTGGAAGGCAAAGCCCGCCAGACGGAGATCAAGCGGCTAATACGCTTGGGATTGGAAAAGGAAGGACGAAGATCATGAGCAGAGTGAAAATGGTTTTGAAGTGTGAGCACTGTGGAAAAGAGTTTGAGCACATCCACACTTGCCGCAATTCCACCGAGGCGGGATCTTATGAGGTCTGGGCGCGGGAAAACATCACCACCTGCCCGGACTGCTACGCGGCGCAGAAGCGTGCGCACCAGCTGGACGCCGTTTCCGGTTACATTTCCAACTTCAGCGAACAGCACCCCCTCCCTAAGATCACCGGCGTTTCTGAAAAGCAGATCGCCTACGCTTCCAGCCTGCGGGAAAAATTCATCCGCGACAATTTGATGAAGCTCCAGCTTGATGTAAACCGTTTCTTTGAAATTGCGGACAGGATTAAGCCGGAAAACTGCGATGAATCTGGGAGGGAACTCATGCGCAAGGCCGCAGCCGATGCCGGGAAGCCCTTTGAAATCTGGTTTACGGCTTACCGTGCGGATCGTCTTTGGCGTTATTTCAGCCTGATCTATGCCGCCGACGTGGCGAAAATCGAAACCATTTTCACGGAATCCAGCGCATCCAAGAT